AAGATTTTCATACATAATCTGATATCTTGACATCACTTCTCTAGCAGCCGCAGTTTTGTTTGCCATAATTGCAACAGTTTTATCATCATTGAAAATTGTGTAATGTAGAATACATGCCGCGGCAGTAACAGTCTTTCCTTGCTGTCTGCCTTCCATGAGAATTGCTTTACGCTCTTTCATCATAAAGTCAACTTTTCTTTTCTGACATTCATATAATTTGAACTTTTGCAATCCTTGATCCAGCGTAATGATATGACAGTAATTTTCTATGAAGTAAATTACATCATCTTTACACTTTAGATATTCCTTTATCTGCTCTTTAGTAAAATCGTGCTGATAGCCTACAGGCTTTAGATTAGGATTACCATGATATGATGTCTCAAATACTGTATCAGTCATGCTCAATTATATTCTTCTCTTCTTTCTTTTCTTTATTGATCATTTTCAATAACTCTGAAGTACTGCCAACAAAAAGATTGTTGTTTGTTACTGGTCCTTGTTTCGTAGGATCACCATGATCTATCTTCTGTTTCTTCTCTTGAATTTCCATAGCGTCTTTGGCGCCTTCAGCCATATTTTTAATTAACTGACCAGCAACTTCATACGCCCTGGGATTATCACTGTTCTGTGCTATAGAAAGAATACCTTGAATTGCTTCTTCGTTATAACCCTGTGATCTTTTTAGTGCTTGACGGGCTTCTTCAAAATCACTTTCTATTTTATTATCGCTATCATCTCTAATTTTAGGAAGTTTAACTTCTTGCGTTTCCGTCTTTGCAGTCTGGAAAGTTTTATCCAGTGCATCAAATACTTTATTCTTCATGATCATTACTCAAATGTTTGCTCAAATTGTTCAATAAATCTAAATGGATCATCAGGACCAGGTGAATCTACATGTCCTTCTGGACCCTCAATAACTACTGTTGGTGCAGAAGTATATCCAGAACCACCACTATCAATATCTATTCGCTTTAATTTCTTTCCATCCATAACAGCAGTTGCAGATGCTCCACTTCCTCCACCACCAGTAAATGTAACATTTGGTGCATATGTATAGTTATCACCAACATATGTGAGTGCAATGGCATTGACAGCATCACCACTAATAGTAGCAGTAGCAGTTGCTTTAGTGTTTGCAATCTCATGTGTCTGTTTAGTGTACTCTCCCTTAGTACTAGACAAGTCTTGACTATTAAATACTGATGCTATAGATTTTCTTATGTAATCTTGATCAGCAACAAATCCATAATAATTCAACTTCATTGTAAAATTGAAAGTCCATACAATACTTCTTCTAGTATCATAGTCTCCTTCATATTGATCTTCATAAGAGATTCCATCTAAAACTATTTTAATATCTCTTTTTATTCCCATCTCAGGAAGATCATTGACTGTAACATTAAAATCTGGATTAAAATATGGCATTATCTGCTCAGAGATTTGCAATGCATCTTCTTGATTCTTAGCAAATGCGTATAACTGTATCGTCAAATCATATGGTGTAGAAACAAATGATGTTTTATATTGCGTTGATCCACTAGAAGGCAAATTTCTATTCTTTTGTATTGGAGATATTTTTCTATCAGGATCATATTGAAATCCTGTTATCTCAAATCCCATGCGAGGTAAAGTTATCGCTACCTCACCACGACTCTCTATTGATGGTATCTGTTCAATACGAGCCAAAAATCTCTGCTTTGGAGAATATGCCAATGGCACACGAATACTCTGAGTAGTAACGCCTGATGAATTTGTTCTATTAATAATAATGTTATTAAATATCATACCAAAAGCAACAATAGCCTTCTTTGTTGTTTGATGATAAAATGTCTTATCTCTAAACATTATTAATCTCCTAACTCACCAAATGGATTTCCTTCAGAGAAATCTAAAATATCGCTTAAATCATTATATGTTAAGAAGTCAGCGGTATCTGTTCCTTGATTTGATTTCTGTGTAGCAAATGATTCTAGTATTAATGAAGAACTATCTTCTAACTTAAAGATATCTCCTGATTCAAGTTGTACTTGATACAATAATGTATCGAGACTATTATCAGTTTCGATAGCATCAATATCAGTAACTCCAGTATCAAGTTGTTCTGAAGCGTATTCAAACAATTCGCAACGCATCCTGAATACATAAATCTTTCCAAGTTGATAGAACGGATCTTGAAACTCTACAAATTTAATTTCAAATATAGATTTAGTCTTTGGGAAGTACAGTAGATCACCTTCTAACGGTCTAGATCCAGACTGCATAAAAGTACCACCAGATACTTGTACCATCTCTTCCCATCGTCTCCTAGAAAGAACAAAGGTAACTTGATCTCTTATCTCTAAGCCAAATCTAGTAAATATGTCTCCTTCGCCCTCGTAACCATCAACATTCTCCATATACATTTCTAATGGATATGCTTGCGTGAACTTTGAAAGTGTATCTTCGTCAAAGATAGTATCTCTATTGACTAGAGTTCTGGGCATATACCAAACATCATGTCCGTATATCTTAATGCTTTCAAGAACCAAGTCTTCTACTAAACGCTGTTCATTAGTAGTTCCTGAGGTATTACCTGACTGAAAATAAAAATTAGTTGCCACGATATTATCCTATCATCATAGAAGGAGGTAATTCATATTTTATCTGTGCTTCTTCTTCTATCTGTGCTATTTCCGCAAACGCTTCTTGATATACTTGATCACCATTAAGTGTTACTCCACCTGGCAATGTAATTCCTCCAAACTTTTTCATGTTTTCGCCCCATTGTCTTTTAATAAGAGCGGTACAATATCTCTTTAAAAACATATCATCGTAAATTTCTGTATAAGTTGTTGGATCTAAAACTGCATATGCTTCTGCAACTATCCAATCATCTATATCAAAAGTTTGATCCCAATCAGTATCGATATAAAGTCTATCTGTTTTTCTATTCCATCTTATCTGTCTAGCACTAACAAGTAATTGGTCAAGTGTAGATAAGTGTGTTTGAATCATTGAATAGTATGTCATATCTGCCGACAGCAAATTGTACATATCGTTCAATCTAAATTGGTATTGTAGATCGAATAAATTATTAGGATTTCCTGCGCCTGTTGTAGATGCACCACCAAAATTAAATAGTCTCACAATAGACAAAACACTATTTGAAATTGGTACATATCCATTTTCTATATTACCAGCAGAATATGATTGAATAGTAGCAGTAGTTCCACTATCAGCGCCAGTTATAGTTTCATCCGCTTCAAATACTCCTGTGCCTTCTTTTGGTTTTTCTATTACAACAGTTGTAGCGGTGGTCTTCTTAACTTCTGCTTCAGCAGAAGAAGTACCACCAGTAATTTTTTCTCCGACAGTAAAATTAGTGCCAACAGATGTAGTTAATGTGATAGTAGAACCAGTGATTTGATGTTTGACATATGTTCTTTCTGTGCCATCAAAATGATATTCTTGAAAGAATTGTAAACCATCATCTATTCGGTCACTTATTTGATCGTCATCGACATTTATCTCTATGACTGGGTGACCAAGCCTTCTAAGACAGTAATCAATGAGTCCTTGTCGTGTTGATAAAGCCATGTGAACCCCTATGTAAGATTATATATTTATTCACTATTTATAATCCTTAAGATTGATTATAAGCGTATAATAGGGCTTTCAGTACAGCAATTTCTTGTTGGACAAAGGCAGTAGTCGCTATTTTAGTATCATCTGACCCACTAGCGGCAGTAGGAGCCGTCGGAGCACCCGTAAGTGCGGGACTAGCCAATGTTGCATATGTTGAAAGATCAGGAGGTGTATATGTAAATTGACCATTAGAATTGTTATATGCTACTCCACCAGTACCCGATGCACTAGCATTTGATGCCATTGATATCGATGTCAATGTAATAAAATTATCTATTGCTGGAGGAGTATATGTAAATACACCCGTGCTATTATTATATGCTATACCACCACTTCCAGATGCACTAGCATTTGATCCAACAGAAATTGAAGATAAAGTAATAAAGTTTGCTATAGCACTAGAAGAAACAGCATCACTAATACCATATCCAGCAACAGTAGTTGGTGTACTCGTTATATCAGAAAAGGCGATATTAGCACTAATCGCCTGTTTATTACCACTACCATCTTTAATTTCTAAGTTATGACTACCATCATTTTGAAGTTTCATACCACCAATGTCGATAGTACTACCAGAAGTATAGATGTCCCTCCATCTTAGTGTAGATGAACCAAGGTCATATGTGTCATCTGCTGAGGGAATTACATGTGAAGTTACTCTATCTAATCCCGATTCTTCATGGGCATCTACACCTTTCCACTTTTTAAGTGTAGAATCATACATTAAGAATTTGTTATTTACTTTTGCGGTTGCTCTATCAATGTCATCTAAAAACTCTAGTCTGACTTCACCACCTCCACCAATACCCTGCATACCAAGTATCATTTGTCGTATGTTTGTATTAATATCGACAATCTGTTTCTTGAGAGAACCTATCTCATCTTTCTCTTCTTTAAGTTCCTCTTTCTTACTTGTGATATACGATACTGCCATCTCTTGGAGTGATCGCTCATCTGTATTTTTCGCTTCTGTTGGTGTGAGTGAAAGAACATCATAAGCAGATTGTTGAACAGCCTCAAGTTCATTTTTAACTTCTGTCTTTTCTTCCCAGACATCTTCTGGTTTTACTTCTTCTTGAGGTTTTATTACACCCGCATATTTTAATTCCAATGCATTGACTTTTCTTTCTAGATCATCAATGTCTGGATCGCCATATACTTTTGGTGTATCTTCTACAACTGGTTTAGGATCTAAATCTACTTTGAATTCTTGTGCAAGTTTTTCTGTGTCTATCTCTGCTAGAAGATCGGGTTCTTCTACGACAGGAACTTCTTCAATGACCTCTTTTTCAATGATATAGCGGGATGGATCTAATTCTTTAAATCCATCTTTGATCTCATTTAACTTTTCTACTTCGCTTTTTTGTTTTGTTTCTTCTTCTGATAATGCTTTTAATTGGGTGGTAAATATTTCCCAGAAATCACCCTGAACTTTTTGACTATCCTGTTTCTTTTTCTCAGCCTTCTTCGCTTCAGCAAGAGTCTCTTCTTCTCGTTTCTTTTTAGTTCTAATTTTCTCTTGAGCAATCGCTTCAAAAAGTTTTTTTAATTCATCACTCATCTTCTAATCCTACTTTGTGACTTGAGGTGTTACTGTTAGTATTCCTTCTTGTACACGCAAAGTTTCTGAGCCACTAGCAGATTCGCAATCATATACATATCGACCCGATTTTAAAGCGGCAGTTTGTGTCGCTGTAAGTGAAATGGTTATAACACCAGTAGCATCTACCTGTGCTATAGTAAATGCAGTTGATGTTGTACTATCATAACTTTTTCGTAATTGAGCAGTAGATGTGTAACCAGTGAGATCCTTGGCAGTAGTTCCATCACTTTGTTTGACTGAAATAGTAGAACTATAGGTTGTTCCCTGATCAACAACGATATTCTTTACATTATTGTTATATGCCATTACTAGTCTTCCTCTTTGTCTAAATACTATTTATAAAATGGGAGTTTATCTTGAATACTGTAATTACCTTACTTTATGGTGAGAAATATAATGCTAATGATGTTCATCGTATTTATGATGCCTCAAAACAATACAATCATGTCTGCTTTGTAGACGAACAAAACATTGATCAACTAAGACCAGAAATAAAGCCGATACTGATTACTGATATCGATGGTACTTTTGAAAAAATAAAAATCTTTAAACACGATATTGGTAACTGTCTTTATTTAGATTTAGATGTAATCGTACAAGGAAGTCTCGATCCTTTGTTTGCTTATTGTAGTGAGCCAACTATCTGTGAAACATATTGGAAAAGTTTTGGTGGAAGATTTAATTCAAGCGTTATTGCATTTAACAGTAAAGATGTTAAACACATCTATGAAAAATTTTCTTCAAATTCTGACTATATTATGACTAAATACTGTAATAATGATGATTGGTTTTTATATCATGAGCAAATGATTCATAGAGTATTTCCTAAGGGATTAATCTATTCTTTTCTTTTTGGAGTTGATGTTAATACTGATACTTCTCCCAGAGCATATCAGATAAAGCCAGATTATCCAATCGTACTACTAAACGGACAAAAAGAAACACAAGTTGATTTGAAACAAAAATATTATGATACACTTTCTCTCCATAAAATGGGGTAACAAATACTCTTCGGAGTATGTCAACAATCTATACGGAATGATAAAGCGTAAGTATACGAGGCGCTTTAAATTCATTTGCTATACCGATGAACCTGAGGGACTAGATAAAAATATTATAGTTCGCTCAATTCCTCATGTAAAACCTCTGCATCCAGACTACTGGTTTGGCAGAGAAAATTTTTGTTGGGACAGAGCAAAGTTTCTTCTTTTCAATTCACATCACTGGTTAAAAACAAAAGGTCCATTCTGTTACATGGATTTAGATGTTGTCATTCAAAATAACATAGATGATATCTACGACTACGCATTTACTCCTCATATGTTGTACACAAATTGGGAAGATGAAAATGTATTACATGATAGAAGATTCAAAGATATAAGAGGATCATTATATAACTCTAGTATAATGTTGTGGTGCAACGATCAATGTGAAAAGATATATCATGATGTTCTAAAGCATCAAGATACAGTATTCAAAACATTTTGGAAAGGCACAGACAATTATCACTATGGAAGAGAACATCAAGTAGTGGGAGATAATTTTTGGAATTTCTTACCAGAAGATTGGTATTATTCTTTTAACAGAGGCAAATCATATCCTAAAGATTTGAGAGAACACTATTACAGAGAAGATGCTAAATTTTGTTTGTTCAATACAGACATCACTCCAAACGCTCAAGATCAAATTAAACCACACGAAATGAAAAATTATGATCTGCTAATACACTGGCATGGCAGAGATCAGTTTGAAAGATTGTGGCTACCTAAGTTACCAAAAGATTTCTTTTCATATAATACAACAGACTTAAAAAGAATTAGCAAACTACTATCTACAGAAAATTTTGTCCAGTTAAAAGATGTCTTCTTTGAATTTCCTCGTTGGACAAGAGAGTATGCTAAAAATCAAAAAGAGTTTGAGCATATGAGAGAATGGTTAAGATTTAAGTGGCTTGACAATGACCAACTCAACAAACGATATATGGATTATTCTGCACACGAAACAATTAAAGAACACTATAATAACAAAGATTTTGTTTCAATGCACAAAACATTTGCATTATCTTTTCCTGAAGATGAAGATGTAGTAAATGGTGGCGAAAGTATTCTATGGAATATGTCGCTTGAAGAATTGATAGAACAATACAATGAATTTCATGCTTATTGGACACAAGTATGGTTAATGAAACAATTTAAAGAGCAAGGTCCTTCTATCTGGTTTTGGCATAGTACAGAAGACGAATTGCATGAAATGTATAAAAAATACTATTTTTATCATGTAACTGAACTGTTTTATGAAGAAGACTATGAGGCAGTTTTTGAAAGATTATATAATATTATGCCAAGAAAAGAACTACTTAGAGTGCTAAATAAAGATGGTGATGATGCTACGCTATTTAAATACTTTCAAAGTCATGGAGAAGAGTATAGCGATTTATATAAAGCATTATATGAAGAGAAGCCAGATGGTGCAATAATACAACTATCTACTAAACAAAACGATACTGATAATGATTTTAATGATATTTTTGTTGATGGCTATGAACATACACTAAAAAGCATCAAGAATATCTTTGAGAAATATACAATTAATTGGGTAACTATTACCTGTGAAATAACAGATCCCATTAATTGTAAGGAGTTAAAAGAAATATGTGAATATTTTAAACAACAAAATATTGGAATAACTCTTCAGACTTTTACTGAAGATTTAGATTTAAACTATGTTGACGAAATCGTTGTCGTTCCAAAACAAGAAGAAAAAACAGAAGAACAAAAACAAATCGACAATCAGATTTCTAAAGACATACCCGTTAATTTAGCCACACTGAAGCAATTTGGTAAAAAAGATGAAGTCAGAAAGACTAAGACCAAATTAAAAGAAAAAGATCCAGTGTGGTGCGATGCAAGAAAGGGTGGATACTTTTATGTAAACTCAAAAGGAAATGCTTTTCCTTGTGCCTTCATTGCTAGAGATGTTATAGAAAACAAACTTTTTCCTTATCATCCTATTGACTATCCATTCAATCTAAAGTATAATAACTTGTCGAATTTTACAGTCGATGAAGTTATTCATAATTTAGATTTTGAAAATGTGAGCGAACATTTGAAAAGAAGACCTTTAAAAATATGTAATATGAAATGTGGGGATTGTCATGCGAGTTAATGTAGTATGTACTAAATGGGGAGAAAAATATGGTCCGCACTTTGTTAACCGTCTTTATAACATGTCTAAGCGTAATACACCTTCG